TTCAACACCCTCGTCTTCTAAAAACTCAGGTAAAGTTTCAACTTCAAAGCCTGCGACCATTGAATCTAGTGTTTCTTCGCCATGTGCCGCAAATCTAGCATTATTTTTAACGAAATCTGATGTTTCGCCTGGATTAGATTCGGGTAAATGAGGCTTGACATCACTCTCACTTTCGTTTATAATGTTCAGTATGTTTCGTATATCATGCATAGGTTTTATTTTCCATCACTTTATAAGAGTATTTATCAATGTTTACAGATAATAATATTAAACGCATCGGTTTCGCCTGCAAATGGTCTGAAGTCAATGACAAGCAACAAGTAGTTTCTACAGAGGGACTCAACACAGGTGGCACCACATTGACGTGGTTGCGTAATAACCCTGACAAAGCAGAAGACAAGATGTGGGAAGTCATGGAGCGTAATCTGACTAATACATACAATCTTGTATCTAAAGTTGCCACTCTACCCTTATCATTACGTATGGTACGTCTAACTAGTGATATGATGACTGGTTACACTCACCCGGAGTTTGCATACTTCTACAAACAGGCTGACGTTCGTAATCGTATGGAGCAACTATGTGCGCCTATCGGTGAGGTTGCACGTGCCAACAATGTCAGACTATCGTTTCATCCAGGTCAGTTTACAGTTCTTGCATCAGCAAGTGAAGGCATAGTAAATAATAGTATAACGGAGTTTGAGTATCATGTGGATATGGCAAGGGCAATGGGATACGGCAAGTCCTTTCAGGACTTCAAAATCAACGTACATATCTCAGGACGTAAAGGTCCCCAAGGTATCATCGATGTCTTACCTAGACTATCACCCGAGGCACGTAACACAATCACAATCGAAAACGATGAGATGTCGTGGGGCCTTGACGCAAGCCTCGAACTCGCCGATCATCTTGCACTCGTATTGGACATACACCATCACTGGGTCAAAGACGGAGAATATATTCTACATACCGATGATCGATGTAAACGTATAATCGACTCATGGCGTGGTGTTCGTCCTGTTATTCATTACTCAGTATCACGTGAGGATTATCTTACAGGTCATAACATTGATCATAAGCCTGACTTAAATACTCTGCTAGAATCAAATCACAAGAAGCAAAAACTCAGGGCTCACTCTGACTTCTACTGGAACAATGCAGTCAATGACTGGGCACTTGATCATTTATCATGGGCTGACATGATGTGCGAGTCTAAAGCAAAAAATCTTGCGTCATTCAAATTACATGATAAGTACTTAGAGAGGAACTAAATGTTAGATAAAATTAAAAGCATGTTCGGTCAGAAAAAACCCGAACCAAAAAAGAAAGCGGCACCTAAACTGAGTGAGAAAGAAAAAGCAACCAGAGCCGGAGAACCTTGGGTATCTATCTTAGACATGCAACTTGATCCTGAAGATATAAATAATGGTGCATTTGAAATGGATTGGAACGACAAGTTCGTGTTAAATCTAATCAAAGCAGGATACAAAGAAAAAGACGATGATAACGATGAAGAAATTGTTGACAGATGGTTTCAACAAGTCTGTCGTAATATCGCATTAGAAGTATATGAACAAGCACAAGCAGACCCGCATAATAGAAAAGACAAGGATCCAATTACTGGTGCAGATATGAGAGTTGTTACTAGTAAAGATTTGGGTGACGGAAGAACAGAGGTAAGTTAATATGTATGATATAACTGAGAAAGGTCAAAAACAATTTAAACGAGTAGAATATCTACTATTAGGATTATATCCAATGATTATTTGGATGTTTTGGATGATTGATTAATGGAAACAGTAGTCTTTTGTAAAAAGTATAATGAAGAATTACCAGCAATGTCGTTCCCACCTTTACCAGGACAAGCCGGTAAAGACTTAATGGAAACTGTGTCGCAAAAAGCCTTTGATGCATGGAAACTACATCAAACTACTCTTATTAATGAACGCAGATTAGACTTGTCTGTGCAGGAAAACAGAACGTTTCTCATAGAAGAAATGCACAAATTTTTTGAAAATAAAGAAGTCGCACAAGCCGAAGGTTATGTTGATCCAAACAAAACACTCGACAATGCTGTACAATCGTATCAGCCTCCCCTTATAAACGATTAAAAATGTACGATGATATTAGAGATACTCTGGACCCCGGGGTAGCAGAACATATATTAGATCACATCAGCAATAACATCGACCAAGGCCTATCTAGTTGGGAAATATTTCATGCCTATAGAACAGTAGGCACTGATGATGTGTTTATGATTTCTCCAGGGTTGTGCATGTTACCGAGTGAAATTTATGAAGGTGAGTGGTGGAATGAGGGAGGCGAATACCATCAAGCAATAGTTAAACTAATAGCAGAATTTATGTGGATGCGGGCTCAACTACAAGGTAAAGACAAATTTGTTATGCTCATGGATTCTGAAGGGTATACCCAGAGAGATATGAAAATTTGGTCTGACGTTTTTTATGAAATATCAATGTCACACTTAGCAAACTTTGGAGCGGAAAAACCTCGAAGTTCACATTTCATTATGATTTTTGCTGGAGCCGCACATCATTTAAATTATGAATATGCAAAAAAACATAAAGAAGATTATGAGTTAATGGAAGGTATGACTATTATTCTTTCTAATAATTTAGAAGAAAATATAGCAACTCACTATCAAGGTCTGGATGATGAGAAGAAAAAAGAAATACAAAAAATAAACAGTAAACCAAAAATAAAACCATGGAAATTTTTATTTTACAATAATCATCCTAAGTTGAATAGAGTATATTTTGTAGGACAAATTATTCGTAGAAATCTACACGATCAAGGTTTAATGTCATTAAGATTAGATGAAGGTCAATTTGATAGTATCATTACTTATCATGCAAACCCTGCATCACCGGGTTATACTACGATCAATGAAGAATATTTTCCTGAATCAGGAAAATGGATATTTCAAGCATTATTAGACAACAGGCCGATAGTTGAAAATTTAAAGCCTCTAGGGTTTAAAAATCATTCTGATGTAGACGTGGATCATAAGCACGGTAATGAAGGAAATGAAAAGTTGCATTTTGCTAGTAGTATGCAACATCATGTACAACAATGTTATTTTGCTATTATAACAGAAACAAAGTATTTCCATGATAGAAGTGTTATCCGTGACGGCCGCAAAATCGTAACTACTTTGGACACAAATTTTTTAGATAGTATTACTTTTACTGAAAAAACATTTAAGTTTCTAATAGCAAAAATTCCATTTATTTTATGTGGTATGCCCAACTCTTTAAAAGTATTACGTGATATGGGATATAAAACCTTTTCTCCTTATATAAACGAAGCATACGATTTATTAGAAGATGATGAAAGCAGAGCAATAGCCATTGCTGATGAGATTGAAAGGTTATGCAATATGTCTGATGAATGGTGGGTAGAAACACAAAAAGCACTCATTCCAAGAATGGAACACAACTTCAAAATGGTTAGTTCCATTACCCATAGAAACTATCGATTTTATCTATAAAATTTAATTTACCCTTTTTACCCATAAAGGCTTGCAATATGCGTAGTTATTGCGTATAATAGTATCTTATTAAATGATAAATAAGAGACTTTAAATGAAATACGCCCTCATAGACACAATGAATGCTTTCTTCCGTGCAAAGCATGTTGCATCACGCAATGCAGATACATGGGAAAAGATAGGTATGGCTCTGCATCTGACTCTAGGGTCGGTCAATCAAGCAGTTCGTAACTATGGCGTTGATCATGTAGTCTTTTGTTTAGAAGGTCGTTCATGGCGTAAAGAGTTTTATACTCCATACAAAGCCAATCGCAAAGTAAAAGAACAAGACTTGACTGAAGCAGAGATTGAAGAAAGTGAAATGTTCTGGGAGACTTATCAAGCATTGACTACATTCTTAATTGAGAAAACTAATGTAACAGTCTTACGTGATCCGAATGCTGAGGCTGATGATTGCATAGCACGTTTTGCCGCACTACACCCTGATGATGAACATATCATTATTTCTACTGATACTGACTATTTACAGTTGCTATCAGAGTCTGTTCATATGTACAATGGTGTCAACAAACAGTTGATTACGATTGACGGGTACTTTGATGATAGAGGCAGACCAGTCATTGACAAAAAGACTCAGGAGCATAAGACATTAGAAGACCCTCAGTATCTATTGTTTGAGAAGTGTATGCGTGGTGACACTAGTGATAATGTATTCAGTGCATATCCAGGTGTACGTAAGAAGGGTACTAAGAACAAGACAGGTCTAATAGAAGCATATGCTGATAAAGACAAAGGTGGTTTCAACTGGAATAACATCATGTTACAACGTTGGACTGATCACAATGAAATCGAACACAGGGTACGTGATGATTATGAACGTAATCGTACATTGATCGATCTTACAGCACAACCATTAGAGTTTAGAAATGCTACTGATGATGTTGTAAAGAACGGTGTTAATAAAGATAATGTTGCACAAGTTGGTGTACACTTTATGAGATTCTGTGGTAAGTATGAACTTAACAGAATCAGTGATCAGGCTGATGTGTATTCTAAATGGTTGAACACACCATATACTGGGAAACTAGCAAATGGTTAAAACTGAAAACAAAATTTACGTATATGAACTTAACGGAGAAAAAATGATATTAGATGTAGAACTAACAGCAAAGCCTATCAAAGATGATGAGTTTTGGATTTTAACAGACGGTGAACGTAAAGTAGGTAATGTTTGTGCAAACAACGTAGGAACATTCAACGTAACTTTACAAAATGATGTATTTGAATTTGAGTCTATCAAAAAGATTCAAAAGAAAACAAATATTAAATTCATAGCACCTAAAGAATCTACTGCTAAAGTAGATACACCTTACCCAGAGTATCCTACTACAGCAAGGACATATAACTCTGTGTATGATGTTAAACGAGGTCTTCATGTCTTTACAAAGACTAAGAAATCAAAATGCTTCCATGCCGCAGGGTACTTTGTAGTTGAACACAACGGTATTGATCAAGTAATATTTTGCCCAAAATATATTTTTATTCAACGATATCCGTATCAAGGACCGTTTAAAACTAGAGAAGAAGCAAAAAATCTGATAAATATATAAGCATATTATGTTACACATAAAAGATTTTGTGAACAAGGTGTCGTTAGGAGAGAGCAAGAAATCAAATACAGTTGTTCTTTCTATCGATCACGCCAGGGGTTTACGAGACGAACTAGTTATGTTGTTATCAGATTTGCATGATTTAAAAAAGGAAAAAGACAATGAAGAAACAATTGATGTACAAGTTAAAGGCGGCTCTTTCAAGTGAGTAGAAGCCAACCACACGTCATCCTGGAATACGTTGATAAAGATACATACAAATGCGATCAGATTATCGAAGCATCTGGCATTTGGGCAGTATACTACGATGACCAGCCTATCAACCTAAAATCATCACATTACTTAAATGGTGATGCGGCTCCGAAATATAAAAAGACAAGTTTTTCTAATCCGGGCCATGCAAGAAACTTATGCAGAAAATTAAATGCACAATTTAAAACGGACAAATTTACTGTAGTATTCTTAAACGCCGGACGTACAGTATATCCGGATGAAATTTCCTAAAAACAAAGAAAAAATTACTGAAGCCATTCTTAAAGAACTACCCGAAGGTATAGTACCGGCTAGTATGCCCATAGGCGATATCGTATTTAAAATGTGGCTGACAGGTAGAGGTGGACAAGGCTTACGACTTAGTGATGAAGGACTCAAATTATTTGAGTTAGCAAAACTTACATACTATGATTTTGAGTTAGGACTTAATCCCAAGTCAATGCACAAAAAAAGAATCATTGCTCCAGAAGCATTTATACAAGAAATAATTAAAAAGATCGAATGCCCATATTACCTTGGTGTCCACAAAATAAGAGGTAAAAAGGGAGAACCTTTTATCAGAGTTTACGAACATAAGACAGCAATGATGATCACATTGCATGGTAATTTAAGAGAATATTTAGAATCCCAAGTATGACAAAGTATGACACTTTGGAAAGAGGTTAATAAATGAACATGCTCTTTTGTGTTCATGTATGACATTTGTTCGTACATAAAAGTGTAAGGTCACCACATTTTTATAGACGTTACAAAAAGTAGCAAAAGCAAATATAAGGCATAAATAGTCATTGTAGGAGGGTCCTACATAGTAGTATTTTTTACGCATTTCTAAAAACCTTTTTTAGATGAGTAATTAAAACTACGTCCTTTGCAATACACACACGGAGACAACATTGAAAAAACTCTTTAGCATGAAGCAATACTGTCCTAATTGCGAGACTTTTGGTGAAGTAATGTTATTCGTAACAACTACTTGGATCATGGTACACGCAATTGGTCAAATTAGCATTTAGTTAATTACAGTTCCTCAGAGAAAACTCAGTAAAACAGAAATGCCCATTTCGTAAGATTTGGGCATTTTTCTATTGACATTGGGTACCGAATTCGTGTATACTATATAAACACTTGACACATATAGGTACACAGAATGACATTTTATCGACATATCACACTCATTCCCTTACTAGCAATTCTCACAGCCTGCGGTGGCGGTGGTGGGGGCGGTAAAGATGTTGCGGGTGCTATCATTTCAGGTACTGTATCTGGAGGTGGTAACACAGGTGGTAACACTCCTAGCCCTACAGCATCAATGGCCGCAGACAAGACTAGTCTTGTATCAGGTGATAGTTTTACATTAACTTGGAATAGTTCAAACGCAGATTCATGTACAGCATCAGGCTCTTGGTCTGGCACTAAGTCTTTAAGTGGTAGTGAGAACTTCACATTAAATAACTATGGCGATTACACGTACTCTCTGAACTGCTCAGGCGCAACAGCAAGTGTACAGATAACTGTTAGTGATAACGATAGTGAAGGATCTTGTGTCAATCCTCATAGTGCAAAAATCAAAAAATCATATATGGGTGACTTTGATTTACCCATGCCATCAAACTCTTTTGGTCCTGATCATCTTAAAGCAATTGGTTTTAAAGACTATGGTGTAGAATGGATATATGACAACTACAAGGGTAGAGGTGCTAGTTGGATATCTGATTGTACTAGAGTAGAATATACTAAGTTGATGTATCGAACAACACTACGTCAGTTAAAAGAAAACGGTGTAGAAACAGCATGGGTATACAACTTTGGTTATTGGAAAGATCATCAAGCAGAAACATGGGAAATAAATCACAACCGTAAACATATAGCAGATTGGACTATTGAATTTATTGCTGAGACCGCACAAGAATTAGGTATGACTATGCATTATGCATGGCAGTTTTTAGCATTAGATGACGATAACAATCCATTGTTTCCTTTTGATGGTATGGTTTATGTAGATAAGCCTCTTTTAAAAAGAATCTTAGACTCACATGAAGAACACATACTATGGGAAGCAGATAGATTAAATCAATTAGGTGTTGGATCTATGTCTGCTGACTGGAGTGCAATGTGGATTTGTTTTTGTGGACTAGAGGGTGAGTATGATCAATATGAACGTGATGACCTTAGAAGTTATTATGCAGAACGAATGGGTTCAATTATTTCTCAAGTCCAAGGTAGGTTCGACGGTGAAGTCTATATAGGAGAAGGAGTTGTATGGAATGACTCACGTTTGTTTAACGAAGTTGACGGTGTCATTGGTAACTTCCCTAACATTATGGATATCGGTGAGGAAGAAGATGCTACTGTAGAATTTATAGAATATAGGGCTGGTGAATACATTGATAACATGTATCAATCATGGACATGCAATAATCAACAACCTTGTTGGCAGTATACTACATACGATCTTCCCCCAATTATATGGAATCTGTTTGCTCAAAGTCATAAAATGTTTTTAAGTAGAGGTTGGGTAGAAGATGGATTCTGTACTCAAGGAACATACAAAGACAGATACTATGACGAGTGTATGCAGTATTATGTACCAACTGATTTTTCAGCACAAGCAATCTTTGTTGAAGGTTTACTTAGAGCAATAGATACTCAACCTTGGTTTGAAACAAAAGGGACTACAGCAAGTACCGCATATTGGTTATCAGACACACTGATACCTGATGAAAATCAATATGGCGCAGATTGCGGAAGAGTATTTGGTTCATGTGGAGTTGAAGGCTTCCCAAATATCTCACAATCAGTCAGAGGCAAGCCAGCAGAAAAAATTATTAAACATTGGTATACAGGTCAATATGAACAATACAATCCGGAGTATGAATAATGGACAGAGTTAATATACGGAACGTAGGTGGAAAAACAATTAAAGACAATGCTCAATATGTATTAAAAGATAATGCATTTGGTAAGAACTTAGTTCTTAGTAGCACAATGCTAAGAGCAAATCAATCAACAAACGGTCACACTCATGCAGGACAAGAAGAAGTTTACTTCTTTATAGAAGGGTCCGGTGATATGGAGATTGACGGGGAAAGATTTTCAGTCAGTTCAGGTGATGTTGTTTGTATCGAAGATGGAGAATTTCATAGAGTCTACAATACAGGACACTATGGATTATATTTTGTATGTGTATTTGACGGTGGGAGGAATCACTAATGAGTATATGGAACGAAGGTAGATATGAAGCCAACATTAAATGGTGTGCCCAGTTGTTGTTTAACGGTGGAGTTGAAGAACTAGAAACTTGGCTAGAGACACTAGATGAGCAAGAAGATAAAGATGATATCGTCTTTATGTTAGCACAGATGGTTAATCACTTGAATGAGTCAGTTAAACCAAAGGTGGAGGGTGCTGAATATATAGAACCACAGCCAGTTGAGACCCCTACTGTACGTCAAAAACCGTTTTTACGGGTCATTAGAAACGATGATACTGAGTAAGTCATTGATATTATTGTGGTAAAAAAGTGAAAATAATGGGTAAAAAGGCTTGACATTGGGTACAATTTTGCGTATAATATATGTATATTATGAACAAACAAGGGAACAATATGTACTTAATCATCGACAACACTAATCAAGCAATCCACAGAGAGCCTAACAAAAAAAGTTATGCTTCTACTCAGTACAAGACAGTAGGTGCCGCTAAAGCAGGTATCACTCGTACTGTTAAGTATTATCAAAAGGCTTATGATCAAGTTGCTGAATGTGTAGCAAATGGTCTACCTGAGTATCATGCTAACATGCATAATGCATACCGTGATGCTACTGAAGCACACTTTAATATGGTGCATAAGCAATTTGCATCATCTTACACGATTGTTGCTGTTGAAGATTATGTTGAACCAATGATTACTAAGACTGGCATCTGCCCAGGTACTGGTAAAAAAATCACTGTAACTGAGGGAATCAATACTCCTCACTACATGTCAACTCTTTCAGAATCATACTGGAGTGCATAAGGAATGAGAACTATGCGTAGGAATCAAATTGAATATTCAGCCAACGATGTTTGGGCGGCTTCTGCTAAAGCATACTTGCTCAACGGCAAGACTTATGTGAAGGCACATGAGGGTTCTGACAAAGTAAAATCCAACCGTGACATTATGTTGGAACTTCTGCAAAACAACCTTAAGGGTGTTGATGCCACTACCAAGAATCTTGGTGTTCAAGTTCGCCAACATTACAAAGCCTTGACATTTAAAATGTTGCAAGGTGGTTGGATGTCAGATTTTGATAGGTCTGCTATGGCATTAGCAGACAAAGACATGATCACCAGTTCAAGTGATTTCGGTATGATCGCAAGTCTTCCAAAAGCATATGACCGTGCTATCGTTAAAAAAGGTCAAGAGGACCGAATTGCTGAGGAGACTAAAACTTCTACGGCTATCGGTAAAATCAAAGACAGAGTAAAGTTGGATGTTACTATCCTTAGAACCATTCTGTCACATAGGTATAATTGCTACTTTATCACTGCTAAGACTAGCACTGGTAACGTGGTGTTTTTTGCCTCTTCTACTTTGCATCCAGCAGTAGACACTGAACTTAGAATTAAGGGCACAGTCAAAGGTCATCGCACTGACGATGATGGACTAGTGACCACCCAGTTGAATCGTGTTAAAGTAATGGAGGAAAAATGAAAAATCTAGCAATAGGCTTTGTCGTAGGATATCTAGTTTGTACATTTATGTACGGCGGAGCAGGCGCTGTTGGAGACGTTGTGAGTGCATCAGTCACGCAACTATCTGTATGGTGGGACCAAGCAGTTGTGGCTTTTAATCAATCTAGGGGTTGACATTAAAACTGTTTGGCTGTATAATAATAGTATATTTAGGAGACACATATGAGTGCAAGTTGGATACACAAACTTAACGAATCAAATTCAAAACTTCATAAGCAAGATGTTTTGACCCAAGCATTAGAGGCTGCCACATTGGGCAGTGAGAATGCAGATACGTTCCTTAAACTTGCTGGCATGTGTTACAATCCATATGTTACATTTGGAGTCAGAAAGATTTCTGACAATCAGGAATCAGATAGAGAATATGCTAATCCTTGGAATGAGTTTATTGAATTACTAGAACAACTTAAAGAACGTAAGTTGACTGGTAATGATGCCATTGATGCAGTAGCAAAGATGTCTCTACAATTTTCTAGTGATGAATGGAACAACTTTTGTGCTCCAGTCATTCGTAGAGATTTACGAGCAGGCTTTTCAGTTGCTACAATCAACAAAGTTTGTAAGAAAACTGACTACGAAGTACCAGTTTTTAAATGTCAACTTGCTACTAACGGAGATGGCAGACCTGAAATGTCAGGCACTAAGAGACTTGAGCCTAAATTAGATGGCGTTAGAGTTCTGATGGTAGTATCGTTTGAGCCAGGTATGTATGATCATCCTGAGCCAGTCGCAACATGTTACAGTCGTAACGGAAAAGTCTTTGAGAACTTCACACACATTGAAGATCAAGTAACCGCTAATGTAAGAAAAATAATTACTTTGTTAGGCAAAGATATCGGCAATTGCACTAAGGGTTTTGTATTCGATGGTGAAGTTGTCGGAGCATCATTCAATGAGTTAATGAAACAAGCACGTAGAAAAACTGATGCTAAGGCTGATGATACAGTATTTCATGTATTCGATGTCATGCCACTAGCAGACTTTCAACGTGGACATTGTAATGCACAATTCAGAAAACGTATTACTGCAATGAACAACTTAGTTCCTCTTTTTGATGAACTTGCTTCACTAGAAACTATGTCTCATATCATTGTTGACTTAGACACTGATGAAGGCAAGCAACAAATTAAAACATACTCTAACGATATGGTCAATGCAGGGTTCGAGGGCATTATGATCAAAGAGTTAGAGGCACCATATGAGTGCAAACGTAATCTCTTTTGGATGAAATGGAAGCCTACTATTACTGTAGACTTAGAAGTCATTGCTATCGAAGAGGGTACAGGAAGAAATGAAGGTAGATTGGGTGCATTAGTTTGTCAAGGGACAGACGATGGCAAACTAATTAAAGTAAATGTTGGATCTGGATTCTCAGACGAACAACGTGACGAGTTCTACTCAGCATCTGATGATGTTATTGGAGAGACTGCTGAAGTATTATGTGATGCAGTATCTCAAAATCAGGACGGCTCATACAGTTTAAGATTCCCAAGATTCGTAAGATTTAGGGACGACAAATAATGAATATAGAAATAGGAAAAACTTATCAAGTAAGTAACAAGTACAAAAAACGTTATGTTGAGTATGAGTATCTTAAAAACTATGACACTGGTGATATTGTGTCTATAGAAACAGGTTGGAGAAGTGGTAACTGGTTCGTCACTCCTCAAGAAGAATATGAAGTCGAAATGTTAGTCGAAGCAATGGCTGACGATTTTGCAGATGAGTTGGAGATGAATGATTTCTCTGAAGCAGAAATGATTGACTCATGGGACGGCTGTTGGGACGATTGGGACTGGTCACGTTTCAAGTCTAAAGAAGGCGAAGAACTAGAAGAATTTATAGAAGAAGTACAAGACGAAGGCGAGTGCTATCTTTTAGATAACGGCTTTGATTCTGATGAATGTATCAGTATCTTTCAAGGCCAAATAATAATAGAAGAAAAAGTAGGAGAATAATATGGCGATAAAGGATACGTTTAAAGACGAAGAAGGAACTTTGCATACACTTGCAGATATGCTTCCAGCACAACCAGGTGATGATGACTATGTAGATGTTGACGGTGGTCAATGTTGCTGTGGTGAATATCAATGTAAAGAAGAATATGCACACTGGAGTTCAGGTCACTAATGGCTAAGGTAATCGTTGCAACGATGTCTGAATGGCATCAAGTTCAAAGAAAATATGCACTAGAAATTGATCTTGCATATCTCAAAGATATATTTCCAAATAAGTCTGATGAAGAAGTTCAACAGATTTTTGATGATCTTGCATCAGGAGACTTACTTGTTGATGACCTAGAAGAAATGGGTTATGAGGAAAATGGTCATGACACGTTTTTCGGAATCGATTGGGACTACCAAGACGATGATGATTGGTGGACTATGAGAAAGGGTGGATATGATGTTACCTATGATCAAGAGGTCGTAGAAAAGGATGACTGATATTAATTATAGCCCTGACAACTGGCCAGACGCAATTAAAAAATTAAAAATAGATAAATTAGTCGGAGCAAAATACTCATTCCCTGACGGTGACTCTATCCGTGTAGTCGAAGTTAAGTTGAGAGATAAACTTATCGAAGGTAAAGGAGAAGAAGGTATTGCTCCCTTTATTATGTATGAAATTCAACAAGGGCCCGGCATACCAAGAAGGCTATCTATGTTTTACCAAGAATTTATTGACACATATGGTCATTTATTCTCAGCAGAATTAGGTAGAGCAGAATAACAATACTTAAAACAATGCTAAATCGCACTAAATACTATGTACGATAACGCAGAGGAAACAAATTATATGAAGACAAGCATCTTTATAGCCTGGTTAACTTTAGTGACAGCACTTACTATCAGTGGTGTTGCCATTTATTATTCAGTATCAGGTTTAGCCGCTATATTTTCAGCGGCAGTCATACCCATTATTATAATGGGAGGCGTATTAGAGGTAAGCAAACTCGTTACAGCAGTTTGGTTACATAGATATTGGGGTATAGCCACATGGTGGTTAAAGACCTATCTAAGCATTGCCGTACTGGTCCTAATGTTGATCACATCAATCGGTATCTTTGGATTTTTATCTAAAGCACATGATACTGCATCAGGAAACGCAACAGAAGCCATTGCAACTGTACAACGTATTGATGGGCAGATTGCTAGAGAAGAAAACAGAATTGAAATACTTGAAGACCGTATTGCTGGATTGAACTCTGGTGATGGGTTTGATGTGTCTGGTTCCATTACTCAACAACAAGAGATTATTGCAGGTGCTAGAGGCGCAGTACAAGCCGATATCGACTACAACCAAACACAAATTACTGCTATCAACGAAAGATTAGATAGAGACTTAGAAGCATTAGAGACTTCTTTAACAGCAGATATCCAAGTACAAACAGATAAACTTGTACCCTTAGATGAACTTGTAGCAAGTTATAGAGACGAAGAAGACTCTGGATTTATCAATAGAACAGACAACAGAGGTGAGGCTGAACGGGTCTTACAAGAACAAAAACCTGAACGTGATGCTATTGCTACAGAGATTACTAGACTTAGAGATAGTGCAAGGGACAGAGAATCAGAGTTGCGTAGAGAAGCCTCAGTCGCAGTTAGAGAAGCACAAGGCAACATCAATGACTATCGTGCCCAGACACAAGACACAGTTGATGCCGCTACAGCAGAGATCAATCGTTTAAGACAACAAAGTAATTCATCACAAGATGATGACCTTGAGCAGATAGACGAATGGAACCTTACAATTGATGGTATCTATAATACTATTGATAGTCTTAGAGACGAGAAGTTTGAATCAGAACAAGCAGTTAGATTAGTTGAGAGTGAAGTAGGACCTATTAGGTATATTGCTGAGTTCTTTACTGGCACAGAAGATGCTGATGCAGGATTATTAGAAACAGCAGTATCATGGTTGATCATGGTTATCATCTTTGTATTTGACCCACTAGCAGTTCTATTGCTAATCGCAAGTCAGTACACATTTGAACAACGCAGGAAGGAAAACCCTAGCCTGGAAAAGTTTGAGATTGACGATGGGCCAGAACCTCTACAAGAAAGTGTAATTAACGAAGAACTAGAAGAAGCAGTAGAACATTTTGCTAGACCTGAATTAGACTTCACTGCATTAGAAACTAGAATCAAACTGGCTAAAAAAGCAATCAAAGATTGGGAAGACAGTCAGCAAGAAATATTTGAAGTAGCAGAAGAAGTAGAACCTGAACCTGAAGTCGAAGAAGTTGAAACAGAATTTAAGGAGTATGAAGGTAACAAAGTTGAAGAAGAAACTCCTGAACCTGAGGACATAGAAACTACAGGTGTTACTATCGAACAAGTAAAATCAGAGGATGACGAGTCTGATTACATGTTAGACCCTGAAGGTAGATCAATTCACAAAGATGCATTGAAATCATTACACCCTGAGTTATTCTTACAAACAGACAACAGCAATGCTAGTAGTACTAGTTTTGGAGAGTCCTTCCCTACAGTAGCAATGAAAGGTGATACGTTTGTTAGAGTAGATCAAATGCCTAATCGTGTTTACAAGTTTGAAGGTAACGCATGGATTGAAATTCAGAAAGAAGGTACAGACACATACTTATATAACGAAGAATACATTAACCATCTAGTTGAAAAGATTCAAACAGGTGAATATGATGTGGACTTGCTATCAGATTCTGAACGTCAACAAATTGAGATTTATCTACAGAACGACAAAAAAGGGTAAATTCTTTACCCAAACATATTGCATATCACAACAAAATTCAGTATAATACTAGTGTTAATTAAATAAAACCCAAGTTAGGAGGGTGTATGAAAAATGTAAACACAGTAATATTGGTCGCGGTTCTAGCGTTGACAACAACAGGTTGTTCAATGTTTGGAAGTAAAGCAGACCAAGTTGATGTCCCAAAAAGAAACGCTATCAACAACCAAGAATTTAGTACATTCTTTGAAGATGATGGTATAAAAGTTAATTGGAAATGCACAGATAGAGATTGGTTTCCTTCAATGGGATTTTCTTGTGAAAAGAAAGAACTAAAATCTATTGAGATCACTGTAACTGAACCTACAGGGGGCGGAACTAATATGACAGCAAGTAATGCTCAACGTATTGGTGAAGAAGAAGTAAGAGCAAAACTTGCTACGTTCATTGCTGGCGAAACAGAAACAGAAACAATAACTAATATTGTTGGTAAAGCAAATGAAATGCAAGATGATTCTTATAGGAATCCAATTGCAGGGACTGGGCAAACAGCAGGTAGTAGACCTGACATACCAGCAGTAATTGGAATGCAAAGCAGATCATCAAATGCTCCAATAGATCCTAATACACCTAACATGAATTTTGCAGTAACATCGAATAGTCATTCGACTGCAAGAGAAGTGCAAACAATGATCAGAACTCAAGCACAGATCATCACACGTGGGTTAGCATTTGAGTATGACAAAGTAGATGATCAACTACTACAAGTAACTGGTATCTGGAGCAAAGATACAGCAGAAGATATTCAAACTCAAATCAGTTCATATTTTAATTAAAAGGAGTTTTAATATGAGAAGCATCCTTCTCTTACTCCTAACTCTAACGTCTTCCCCAGCAATTGCAATCGTAGTTGATGGGGAAGGTGTCTCTTTAATAGATGCCCAAGATCATGCAAGAAGACAAGCAATAACACAAATTGTTGGTGCTCTAGTAGACACTGAACGAGTTGTTGTTAATCGCAAACTTGTTGTTAATCAAATACTAACATACAGTGCAGGGTATATTGTTAAAGAAGTGATCTTGGAGCATTACAGCATTCCTCACTATGATACACCAGGCGAGAGACACTTTGTTAAATTAGATGTAGAAGTTAAATCAAGTAGACTAAAGGACTTTGTTCTTAGTAAGACTGAAGGTACTTTGGACTTTGATGCAAATAACATAAAATTACAAATAGAATCTTACAACAAACAACTAATTGATGCTGATACACTAATAGATAACACTCTTAAGTATCACCTTAGTCATGCATATAATATTGATATTATTGATTACAACATTTCTACAGACGCAAGTAGAAAAGCATACATGACTATAACATATCAACAATCATGGAACCGTGAATTTGTAGATGCTATCGAAGAACTTGCAAAATTAATTGAGGTACCTCAGTTTACTGTCAGTCACTTAAAATTTAATGACCGTAAATATTATATCAGTGATCATATTCACATGAACAAATTCAGAGATACATTCTCTGGAGAAAAAACTGTAATGACTATTAATTCTATGCGTAATGACGTTCTACTAAATAGATGTGTAGAGTTCGATATAAAACAACGTTGGCTTAAGTCATTGTATAGAGTTGTTAATAATGGATTTTCAGACATTGAATTCGACAAAAACAAAACATTAACTCAACAAGTGAGAATAGAAATTAAATTGGAAGAAATAGCAGTATTCCAAGACAACTCGTTGATAAATATAAGGTTAGTACAAACTTGTCCACAATACAAAAGGAAGTAATTAATGAGCAATGACAAAAGTACTGACAGTTGTTCCTTTTGTAGTCAAACAAAAGAATCTGTGAACAAACTGATCGTTGGAGAAAACGTATCTATTTGTTCTGACTGCGTTTTGTTGTGCCAGAATCTTATAGAAGAGGAATCAGAAACTGCCAGTCAACCAGATCCTAAGCCCAAAGTCATAGACCCGTATGCCGTTATGAGACATTTGGATAGATGGGTTGTGGGACAAAACTCAGCAAAACAAGTATTATCAATTGCTATTTCAAATCATTACAAACGTGTTTACAATCCACCCCCAGTAGGATTAGATATTCATAAAGGCAATGTTCTTTTATTAGGTCCAACTGGTTGTGGTAAAACATTATTAGCAAAGTCAGTAGCAAAGTATTTAGATGTTCCTTTCATTGTGGCTGATGCTACGACACTCACAGAAGCAGGATATGTAGGTGATGATGTAGAAAGCATGTTAAGTGTATTGTTAGCAAAGGCTGGCAATGACGTAGCAAAGGCAGAACGTGGCATCATTTTTATCGATGAAATAGACAAAGTAGCACGTAAGAGTGAAAATGTCTCTATAACACGTGACGTGAGCGGAGAGGGCGTCCAACAAGCCCTTCTGAAGATTGTCGAGGGTACAATATGTCGAGTTGCAGAACAAGGTAAACGTAAACACCCACAAGAACCTTTGATTGAAATTAACACTAAGAACATATTGTTTATTGCAGGCGGTGCCTTTGATGGATTGCAAGATGTAATTAGAAACAGAACAACAGGCACTTCTCTTGGATTTGGGAGTGAACTTAGTACAAAAGATGCTGGATTCCTTACAGATGTTACACCAGATGATCTAATGAGTTTTGGTATGATACCAGAGTTTATAGGTCGCTTCCCTACAACTATTACTGTAGAAGAACTAACCAAACAAGAACTTATCAAAGTATTAACATCAGTTAAAAACAATTTTATTGATCAATATACCTACTTGTTTAGTATTGATGAGATTGATTTATCATTCACTGATGATGCTATTGAAGAAATGGTTATTAACTGTATCAACAGCAAAACTGGTGCACGAGGATTACAAACTGAAATAGAAAGAGTATTGATGCCGCATATGTTCAATGCTGGAAAATATAAAAAGAAAGGTATAACTGAACTAAATATAGATAAAGAATCAATCATTAACCCTAAAAAAATTGCATGACATATAATAACAATCATAAAAAGAACTTCAACTCGAAAAAGAAACCATTTGTCAAACAACCGCTGGGCAACAAAGTAATTGTTGTTGACGGCAACTTTGATTTTGCACTCCGAAAATTTAAAAAGAAAGTTCAGAACTCTGGGTTGATGGACGATATAAGAAAAAATGAATTCTTTGAGAAGCCAACTAATAAGAGAAAGATTAAAAAAGCAATGGCTGTCAAACGTGAAAAGAAAAGACAGTCACTTCAAAGACCACCACCTCGCACACCAGGAAATCGCTGGTAGTCAATTGTGATAAATTGTAACATTTAGTACTTTTTTCATTTTACACCCCTAATAGTTAAGTAAATAGAGTTACAACCTCGAGGGGAAAGAAATGAAAAAATTAATATTGCTAGTAAGTAGTATTATCATAACAGGATGCACTAGTTCAGGATACAATGGTTCGCATGAGTTCGATTGGATGCCTGCACAAGTAGTTTGGGAAAACAATATTAGAAACTGTAGAAGTGCAGACTACTGCCGAGCAGAAATGTTGTTTGTAAGATAATCTATTAAAAAACTAATTAGTGATTACAAATGATAAATAGATGTGTGAGAAGATAGGTTTCTGATCACACTGGATGCCGAAAGGGTCCAAACAATTAATCTTGCTTTATTAAAGGAGAAACAATATGACAAGCAATATACCAACCTTCCGTCTAAATCACTTAGACATTCCAAACATTCACAAATTCGGAATCGGCTTCGATTCTATATTTGAGGATATTCATCGATTAGCATCAGTAACAGGAAAGGATAATTATCCCCCTTACAATGTTATCAAAATTGACGATGATCATTTCTTTATTGAACTAGCACTTGCTGGTATCCCTAGAGATGCACTCGATATCGAGGTAGATCAAAATCAACTAACTATTTCTACAGAAAAAGCAGAATCTGATGAAGAACTAGAATACTTACACAAAGGTATTAGTCAGAGAGGCTTTAGTAGATCATTCACACTTGCCGATCACGTAGTTGTGAAAGGTGCTGATATGATTGATGGCGTCTTAAAGATTAGCCTAGAACGTCAACTTCCTGAAGAACTAAAACCCAGAAAGATTGACATTTCTTCTGCTAAATAGTATTATAGTGGTATGTTGTGCGTAGTTTCGGCTACGCACACTTTCACTCACTTAAGAAAGGAATTAATATGTCACAAGAATTTGAAACAACAACTGAGCAAAGAATTCAACCTAATCTTGCTTTACAAGAGCCGCCATTGTATAAAGTAGTTTATCTTAATGATGAAGTAACCACAATGGAGTTTGTTGTAGATTCTTTGTGTGAATTTTTTGATTATAATCCAGACACTGCATCTAATATCACCACTGATATTCATTCTAATGGTAGTGCTATCGTGGCAGTCTTGCCATATGAAATCGCAGAACAAAAAGGTATTGAGGTAACACTTGATGCACGTTCTAAAGGTTTCCCTTTACAAGTCAGAGTAGAAGCAGAGGCTTAAACTGAAATAGTTATTCTTTTAGGATAAAACTGACTGTTGTTCCCTTCTGAAGGATTACTAACTACTTGTAGATCAGTCTTACGTGGTAGAAGCAGAGTTGCATCTACTGGCTTTGTGTAAGATCCATATATCCAATGACACACTTTGCCTTCAGTATCTGAATTCAATACTGTGTCTAATGGTATTTGATCTCCAACATATGGAGGAACTTCTCCAAAATAACAATTATCATTCGGCACAGCATTAGTGACAAGAACAATCTTTTTAACATCTAAATGTCGTTGGAGTTTGTCGATAGTCTTATGTAAGAAACTCATATCATCTAAACGATATTGATTATACTTAAGATCATCTATAGAAATTGATGTTCCCGGCTCATGTGCATTCTCCCAACAGTTTGCACCTACAACTGCTACCCCATCAACAATAATAATGTTATGATGTAAAAGAATGACATTAGGGAGTTTTTTTGTTATGTTTTGAATATCAGAGGTTCGCTGATTAATGTTTTGTAACGGACTACTGTCATACTCAAGTAAACCAGGAGTGTAAAACACTCCTTGATAGAATCTACTTAAATGTGACAGTACATTGACCATCGTTTGAACATCACTGCTTATGTTCCCACTCAGTATGCAGTATAAACTCGTAGCCTTATCTTCCCAATTGAAATTATCATTGGGTTCTAAGTTTAAATCGCTGATTATATCGAACCCGATATCGAGCATAAAAGTTTACTTCTTGGCTGTGGTAGTTTTTTTAGCAGTCTTTTTAGGTGCTGTTTTCTTAGCAACCGTTTTCTTAGGTGCCGCTTTTTTCTTAGGTGCAGGTTTTTTCTTTGCAACTTTTAAAGCAGGAGGTGTTCTTGGTGCTGATGGTTTCCCATGCCCACCTGATGCGGGTTTACTTTCGTCTTTCTTAATGAAACCGAAATAAACAACTGCTACAGCAACTACTGCTATAATAATATATTCCATTTGTATCTCCATTGATTTATAATACTCTAGTATTTATATAAAATAATAGTGGTCTGTATTTTCTTCACTAAATACCTTTAACAAAGGTATCATAGCATGAATAGATCAAAGGCTGAACGACTGCTAAAGCATTGGCTTAGTGAAGAATTACCTTCAATCTCTAAACAAAAGAAACAGCCATTTAGACCAACAATCCCAGAAATAAAAGAAGCATGGAAAGTACTTAACGTTCTATGTTTCAATAGTGAATTAAAAATGCCAGAATTCAGTTTACACTCTCGTAAATGGTGGTGGGCAATGTGTGTAAGCAACTCTGGAAGACCTATCAAATACAAAACAAAATCCAATTGTGAAATATGGTTAAGTGATAAATGGTTTTGCAGACAATGGTTTGTCGATACACTCGCACATGAAATGGCACATCAATATCAATGGGACATTGACGGAGTTAAACGTGTTAAGAAAGGTTGGGATCCTATCATGTCTCATGGTCCTACATTTTTTAAACATAGAGAAAAAATGAAATCATATGGACTTTATTTAAAAATTGCACACAAAAATGACAAGTGGTTTCAATATCAATGTCTTAAAAAATGCTGATAAATAGTATTATGAATACGGATATTAGAAACACTTTAAACTTATTAGAATCTATACAGATCGATGAATCTTCTCGTGGGTTATTGTATAGAGAAGTAGGCGATGCTTTCTTTAAAGGCGCAGATAGAAACAATCCTGAAGAAGAAATTCAATTCAAATCGGCTGAATATTTCCCAAGTATGCCAGGCGCATATGAAAGTGCAGAGGAGATGGAAGAAGCAGTTGCAAACCTCCCATATCCAAACATTAACTGGGTAAACGTTCCTAGAGCATCCAGAGCATTTGCAATTATTACATTTGACGTTACAGGCTCAAAAGACCCAATGTATTTTGGTAAATATTTTGCTGAGATTAAAGGCGACATGGCTGGTAAATGGAATAACAAGATTGATGGCACATGGTTACTTAACAAAACAACAAGTCTCAAGGGAAGTTATTATAACTTAAAACCTGCTGATTTATATCCACCAAATAGTACATTCAAAAAACCTTCAGATTTATACGCAACCCTTGCCCAAGATGCAAACAACAATGCGGCTGTTCCTAGAATTTTACCAGGAATGAAAGAATTATTAGATGGCGCTTTGCCTACGTTTGACGATGTAGGACAAATGACTACTGCTATCAGAGATGATTTAGGCGAGTCTATTGGTCCTATTGCTCTTGTTCAAGGCATGATTACATCTGATGGTGCAGAGGCGGCTCGTAAAGACATTCTTGGAGATGATGGAACATATGAAGGCGCACACATTAACTTTCCAGCCGCAAAAAACAATGGGCTAGTTGACAGTTACTTATACATAGGTAAAGAGATAGAAATTGGCGTTTCTAGTAAAGGGGAGAAGGGTGCTAGTGCAAGTGTTAAGAACATCGCAGATGGTATTAAAGCCGCTAGAGAAAAAGGCTTAGACGATCTACTTGAAAAATATGCTGATCAAGTTGTTATTATTGAAGATATTGGAAGCATATCATCTATCGAGTTTCCATTAAAGTATGGACTTGAACAAGGCATTATCGATGAAAGCACAGCATATGCAATCAAAGACTTAATTAAGTCTGGTGCTGTCGAAACAGATAATCCTGGAGTATTAACACTACAAGCAGATATTAGAGCAAAACTTGATAACCCAAGATACAATGCTGGTTATCATGCGTTATCAGCACTTGCTAAAAGAGTATCAGCAAACATAAATTCTGATCCAGAGTTTGGTGAGGCATGTTTGAAATTCTTAAACACATCTCCTATTATACAATTACATTTGAATGGTAAGAGCAGTGATGATAATTATACTGTGACTGGATTTACTAGTAAATATCCACCAGACTTTAAAGGTACAGTTGGATTAGATGCGACTAAAGTTTATTCAGCAACAGGCACAAACGGACGTGTAAGTTTTAGTTACAGTGGTAGCAAAGAAGGTGTTCAAGCACCTGATGCTACTAAAAGAGAACTAAGAACTAAAGCGAAGGACCTTACGAGAGGCAGTAACAAAGACGTTACTGATATATTTAAGAAACAACAAGCACCAACAACTACTGTTGGTAGAGAAAAAAGATAATGGCTAAGAAGAAGAAATCAAAAACACCAATCAACGTACAGAATAAACAAGTAGAACCTTTTGTCTACCAGGCTACATTAGTTAAAGTAGTGGACGGAGACACAATTGACGTAACACTAGACTTAGGATTTAATGTCTTGTTACACAATCAAAGAGTTAGACTTGCTGGAATCGATACACCAGAAAGCAGAACTAGAAACTTAGAGGAAAAGAAATTAGGTCTAGCCGCTAAAGAAAGACTTAAAGAGATATTAGCAGAACACAAGTTTAAGATACAATCATTAGGTAAAGGTAAGTACGGTAGAATCTTAGGTATCCCTCACACAGATGATGGACAAAATATTTGTAACATGTTAATAGAAGAAGGACACGCCAGAGAATACGACGGCGGCAAGAAGACTTCTTGGACTTAAACAATGAGAGCATCTGAGTTTTTGATCGAAGCACCGATAATGAGACCAGCAGGCTCATACGATCCAAATCCTAATGATGCTTATCATACTGCTACTACCAATACTACCCCCAAATATGATGTAGATTATGAAAAAGATTACGGACCAGGTGAAAGTTTAGGCCGTATACCTAACATACAATCTCAGACAGAAGTAATACAGATGCCTGATGGAGATTTATATTTGTTTTATGTTAAAGTTTTACCACCAAAACCAGAACCAACAAAGTTTAAAAAGGCTATGGCTTGGATTTTGCAAAATCCAAAAGCAAATCAAACTGGTCCTACTAAAGAATCAAATGTATTAGGATTTTTAAAATTAAAGCCTTATGAAGACGGATACAGAGTTGCTGGTGTAAGTATGGATCCAAGCATACAAGGACAAGGTAAAGCAATTAAATTGTATTTGGCGTTTACTGCTTGGAAAGGTATCCCTATATATTCCGATTACACACAAACACCGAGTGCTAAAAGAATGTGGCAAAGTATTGTAGGTCGTTATCCCAACCGAGTTGTTGCATATGATCAACAAAGTAAAAAAGAAATACCGTTAGATGACATAGATGACATGTACCAAGACGAGCCTGAAGGCTTTAGTGATTTACACCCAAGAGATGCACAGAAAGTTTTAAGTAGTTCTATATTATTTAAGTTGTTGCCATAAAGCAATTAAATACTTGCATGTACAAAAAGATGCATGTAACATATTCTGGCGAAGACGATCTCACATTAACTTATAACATTAATGAAACATCTATTGCTCAACGCTGGGCTACACTCTTAGATGAAGCAATTCAACAGTACACAATAGACGATCCTAAGAGATTGTACGGCTTTGATACGTTAGACATAGAACGACAAAAGGCAGTTGATGCTATCAATCATTGTGTAGATGTCATCAATGAGTACAGTCCGGGCTTTGTAGAACGCAGAATGACGCCTGAATTGATACAAGATGATCTTAACTATCTACATCATATCTTTGAAGTCTATCACGGAATGCTTAATGAGCCGCATGAGTTCTTCGTAGAAGCACCCAAAGAAGTACGACAAGCATTAGGTCAATTAAACTTAGAAGTGCATAGATGCGAATCTATGGCAGAAGGAACAGTAAGAAAAATGTTACCTGGACATTTTGTTACATACTATGATCAACCTAGAGGTCCAGGCATTAGAACATTAGAAGATACAGACTATGAACATTTTACTGAATTTGTTGAATTTGGAACTGTATACTTATTATATGTAGAGATAGGAAAGACTCTACAAGATATGGCATTAGATGATGATGACCATATAGGAGATGAGGCATACAAACCATTTCGACATTACGCAAGTGATTTTATTATCAGATATTGGGGAATGACTGTTGAAAGTATTAATAAATATCATAGAATGTATAAAGAACACTATGATGAGAACAAAGAATTTTATGATAGTAGATACAATTACAGTCATATATACAATAGACCAGGAAACATACCGTTAGCAAAGTTGCAAACACATTTGTCTCCTATAGAAGTAGTGACTGAAATACAGAAAAGACAATTTGTAAGTTCGGTCAAATTAACATAACCAAAAGTGTTGCATATAATAGATATTACCTGTATAATGCATACTTTAAGAAACATAATTTAGAGGAAATTTTATGGCACTAGTACCAATGGTTTTAGAACAAACAAGTCGTGGTGAACGTAGTTACGACATTTATAGTAGATTGCTACGTGATCGTGTGATCTTACTAGAAGGTGAAGTACATGATACTATGGCTAATCTAATCGTAGCACAGTTGCTATACCTAGAAAGTGAGAACAGTGAAGCAGACATTTCTCTTTACATCAACTCGCCAGGTGGTAGTGTAACAGCAGGTATGGCTATCTATGATACTATGCAATTTATCAAGCCAGACATCAATACGATTGTTATGGGACAAGCCGCATCAATGGGCAGTCTGTTAGCACAAGCCGGTACTGCTGGTAAACGTAAAATGCTTCCACGTGCTAGACACATGATTCATCAGCCTTCAGG